TGCGAGCCTTGCCTGTATTGACATTTCCGTCTCGACATCACGAAGGTTGTATTTCTTGAACATGGACCATTTTTCCGGCGCATGATAGGGATAGTTGCGGGTACGGCCGTCATTGGACTTCGTTGGCGTACAGGGCTGACAGAAATATTTGATGAGGTCTTTGCCCTCGGTGAGCTTCTGCTTTTCAAGCCCCAGCACAGCACCGACGCCTTCCAATGAAAGCGGCAGGCCCATTGTGGCAGCCCAGATCATGGAGCAATGCCACTGAGCAGGATCGAGATATTCGCCAGTCGACAAGCCTAGATAATGGGACAGACAGATCCGTTCAAAGCTGGCGTTGAAAGCCCACTTCATTACGGCTTCATCTGTGAGTGCGGCTTTGACTTCATCCGGCAGCGTTTCACCGCAGGCGAGGTCAACAACTTGAACAGCACCGCCGTCCGCGCTATAGCCGAACAGAAGAATCTCAAAATCAGGAACCTCCACATATTTGTAAACACCGCATTTGGCAAGCGGCGCACTGCTAAAGGTTTCAATATCAATTGAGAGTGTTTTCATTTTCACCGTTCCTTTCCGATACCCAAAAGGGTGGCAGGATTGCTCCCACCACCCACGGGTCAGACCTTACGTATTTAACTGCTCCATACGCTTCTGGTGGTATTCCTCATCACGGGCAGCCTGTTCCTGCTCACGTTTGTCGCGTTCCTTACGGTACTCGATATCGCGGGCGGCGGATTCCTGCTCACGCTTTTCACGCTTGCGGTCGTAGACCCAGTTCTGAATTGCGGTGATCAGGAACACAACGCTGAAGATAAGCCAAATGGCGATAAGCACGGTTACTAAAATTGTCTGCAATGTAGTCATAGTCGTTTTCCTCCTTAGTTCAAAAAGTCGTTGTCGTTGTCGGATGCAAAGTCGTTTTCGGCACTGGTCTTGCCGCCGAGGGGTTCGCCGGCGCGGATAAGCTGCAGATTGTTCAAGCCGCAGGCAATGCCCTTGTTGCCATTGCTATTGAAGGCATACAGGTTGATGCTGGCGCGGCCGTACACGCCGGAGTAGACTTCGGAGCGGGTCAGGACCGGATTGCGGTCGGCATCCACGATGCCGGGTGCGGTTGCGGAATTGGCGTTGATAAAGTAGGCGTTGGTATACGCGGGATCGTCCTGACGCTCCACGTCGCCATCGCGCAGCGGCGTCTTGATTGCGGCCAGCGGCGGCACGGTCTTGCCGTTGCCCTTGAGCTTGGATTCGCCCTCATGGTAGGCAGCTTCAATAGCAGCTTTGAGTTTGGCGACGGTCTTGGTGTCGGACTTCGGAATAATCAGGCTGACGCTGTATTTCGGCGTTCCGCCGTTGATAGACTTCGGTTCCCAGACGTTGGCGTAGGACCAGCGGGTATCGGGACCGGTGATAACTTTCATGGGGTTGTTGACTTTGTTCGTATTGTTAGACATAAGATTGTCCTCCTTAATTTTCATTGAAATCGGTTGCTGCCGTTGACATCGCCGGACGTTTATCGCTCTCCGGCACTAAAGCGGGTTTGCCTTGCGGCTTTTCGATGTAGGGACTCAAAAGTTCGTCAAAGCGGGATTTTCCGAGCAGCTTCTGCATGGCTGTGACACCGAGCACCTTGCGCTCATACGGGTCGAAGCCTGCATGCTCGACGACATCGGCAACAACCGTGTCGTTGATGTACTTCCTGTTGGAGCGGCCCTCGACCAGTTTCCAGCCGGTCCACTCTTTGCCGCTGATTGCCTGTTGCAGGGCGTATTCCTTGATGTCGGAGGCCCATGCGACGAGCTCGTCCACCTTGGAAAGAATATCTTCAATATCCTCATCCGTGAGGAGCGGCGGGAGTTTGAACTCGTACTGTGCCAGAGCAAGATTGGCTTCGGCTCGGGCACGGCAGTCGGTCTTTGCTTTGCAGAAACCGCACCACTCGCCGCAGAGGAAGTTGCCGTCGCCGGCAAACGCGAGTTCGGCGGTGGGCTTCAGCACCTCGTCAGCCCACTGGAAAAGGTCGTGCTTTGACATTTCGAAGGTGCTGACGTTGTCCCGGCGCGGCTGGTAAATTGTCATGCTGACCGTGTCGATGTCGTAGATTTTGTCGAACAGTTCCAGCGCACCGAGGGCGTAGCACATGAGCTGCGGATTCTTCTCCGACCGGACGAGTACGCCAAGTCCATGCTTGTAGTCGCAGATTTTGAGAGTGCCGTCCGCGATGATGAGCGCGTCCGCTGTGCCGAAGCCATCCTCCACCCAGCGGGAAAAGTCAACGCGCTGTTCGATGAGCACCACCGGATCGGCACAGACTTGCTTGGCGGCCTCGACCTGTTCGAGAACGTAAGCGGCATAGCCGGTGGCGCAGTCGTCCATTTCCTCGTTGTACCAGGTCAGGTTCTCGGTGGGGTCCTCTGCCTCCAGCCCCAGCGCTTGACGCAGCTTGTACTCGCATAACGCATGGGCGTCAGTGCCTTCGGCGGCGTAATCACTGCCCTTGTCCTCGTAGCTTTCGCAGAGCCGTGCGGACGGCGGGCAATGGAGCCAACGATCGGAGCTTGATGCGGAGAGAACTGCATGTCCTTTAGGTGGCATCTTTCAGTACCTCCGCATCGGCAAGCAGCGCCTTGTAGTTCGCTGGGTCAAGCTGCGAGAGCTTATCCGCACCATACTTCTGAAGCAGCAAGCGAATCTCGGAGGTATGTCCGGCACGGGATTTTTCTGCGAGAACGGCCCGCACATCTTCCAGCTTCAATGCCGGTTCTGCAGCATGTGCCTTTTTAGTGGCGTCCGTAGAGCCGAAAGCCTCTGCCAGCCAGTCTGCCACGCCGTTAATAGCGGCAGCAGCGTTGCGCAGTTCCGCGATAGACGTGGCCATATCGCCAATTTTGCTCATCTGCTTTTCCTCCTTCCATGTGTTGACTCTGATCGGCAAGTATCATGAGTTTTCTTGCCAGACGCTTGGACACGACGCTGATTGCAGTCAGGACTTCAATGAGTTCCTTGTCTGCAGTGCGTGCCCGGTTATCGGTTCCGTACATCTCGTTCACCTCCTTGGAAGGAGCGGTTGTCGTTTTTGCTCTTTCCACTTCCCAATGGAGGTCAAAGTGCCGTTTGGCCGAAAAACTCAGAAAGTTTTTGAAAAAAAGATGCCTCTCTCCAGCAAAAACCAGAGAGAGGCGTTGAAGTTTAGATGAAATCCTTCAGATAATCGGCAAGTGCGGCAAACAGCTTGTCCCTTTTATATACGAATGTATTCCGGGCCATTCCCATTTCCTTGCCGCAGTCGCGTTCGGAGCGGCCCTCCATCACAAGCTCACAGATCCGGCGACCTTCCGGATCAAGCTCGTCCAACTTATGAAGAAGTGTGTCCAGCAGTTCGCGGTCCTCCATTACGGATTGAGCGCTGGGCCTGTCATCCGGAAGATCTTCAAGCCAGCTTTTTTCGTTGCCATCCTCGTCGGTGACAGTGTAATCAAGGGAAAGTTCATCGCCGCCCTTGTGAAAATGGCAGGTGCAGCAGTCCATATCGCAGAGATAGCGCTTACTGGCCGGGCAGACACAGCGGCCGTGCTCCTGCTGCCTACGGCGATAGGTGTTGATATCGCGGTAGTAATTATCAAAATCGGTCTTGCCGACCGGCACCCACTGGTGCAGGTCCTTGAGGTAGATACGGTATTCCTTGGATTGGCTCTGGTTTTCATGATTTGACAC